GGAGGCCAGAGAACGAGTTCATGATGGTGTTGATACAAAAGTTTGACGAGCTCGAAAAAGCTAGTGACAATTTACGTAAGACTGGCTATTATGAGCACTGGCCATCAGATTATTATGAGGGTACAGTTTTAAAACGACAAGGCTATAGGAGATATAGACATGGCAAAAAAATTTCCGGATCTAAATAAAGATGGAAAAATCACCAAAGCCGATATATTAATGGGCAGAGGTGTAATTAAAAAAAAGAAGAAAAAGAAAACTTCTAAGAAAAAGAAAAACACTAAAAGGAGGGTGTAACTATGCCAGGAATGAGAAAAAAAGTAAAAAACGGCATGATGGGCATGAAGCGCGGTGGTGCTGTTAAAAAAGGTAAGAAAAAAGCTAAAAAGAAAACGATGAAAAAAAGAACTAAAAAAGCTATGGGCGGCATGATGAATAACAAAAGAGTTATGAAACGTGGCGGCGGTATGATGAAAAATAAGGACATGATGTAATGTCCAAGCGTCCGGGTCTATATGCAAACATCGCAGCTAAAAAAGCTAGAATAAAAGCTGGCTCAAAAGAGAAGATGCGAAAAAAAGGAGCCAAGGGTGCACCAACTGCAGCGAACTTTAGAAGAGCTGCAAAAACTGCGAGAAAAAATAAATGACTAAACTTTGTCCCAGAGGTAAGGCTGCAGCAAAAGCTAAGTTTGATGTTTACCCATCAGCTTATGCTAACGCCTATGCTTCTAAAATCTGCGCAGGGAAAATAAAAGATCCCTCTGGGAAAAAGAGAAAAGACTTTCGTGGCAGCAAAGCCAAAGGTGGTTTGGTTGAAGCCACTAGAAAATTAAAAGCGCAAGGCTTAAAAAACGGTGGACGTGTGAAGAAAAAATTTGTAGCACGCGGTTGTGGTGCCATTATGCCAGGCAGATCAAAAGTAACGAAGGTTGCTTAAATGTCTGGGCACAAGGGACTAGACAAGTGGTTCAAACAAGATTGGGTTGATATAGGCTCCAAGAAAAAAGGCGGGGGCTTTGCAAAGTGTGGGCGTTCGAAACAAAAGAAAGACGCTAAAAGAAAATATCCAAAATGTGTGCCAAGAGCAAAAGCAAACAGAATGACGGAGAGCCAAAGAAAATCTGCTGTCTCTCGCAAAAGAGCGAAGGCACAAGGTGTAGGCGGTAAACCAACAAACGTTGCAACATTTAAGAAAAGAAAAAAGGCAGCTGATGGAGGATACATGGGTAGTTTTATCGATGTGCAAATCCCAGAGGGCAAGGGAGAGTTTAAACGTATTGGTAATCCATCTGTTAGAAATTATTATAAATCACTTGGTATTATCTAATGACAATCAACAGATCTCAGACGCGAAAACAAATTTCCAAAGGTAAATCTAAAATTAAAAAAATTATTAAAGGTTTGTCCAAAGCATCAAAGACACATGCAGCACAAGCTAAAACTTTAAAGAGTGTTTTGAAAAATGGCAAAAGATCCAAAAGTCGGAACAGGTAAAAAACCAAAAGGTTCTGGCAGACGTCTTTACACAGATGAGAACCCGAAAGATACTGTTCGTATTAAGTTTGCAACACCCGCTGACGCTCGTGCAACGGTGGCTAAAGTTAAACGGGTTAAGAAACCTTTTGCTCGTAAAATTCAAATACTGACAGTCGGCGAACAACGTGCTAAAGTGATGGGCAAATCACAAGTAGCCGGTATTTTTAAAAAAGGTAAAGAAGCTATTAGGAAAAGTCATGGCAAGAAAAAGGGATAAACAACCACCGAAAACCAAGAAGTATTTTAGGCCAACGAAGGCAGGCGCCGGCATGACAAAAGCAGGTGTCGCTAAATATCGGCGTGATAACCCAGGAAGTAAATTAAAAACAGCTGTTACGGGCAAGGTCAAACCTGGAAGCAAAGCTGCAAAGAGACGTAAATCATTCTGTGCAAGAAGTGCAGGACAAATGAAAAAGTTTCCAAAAGCTGCTAAAGACCCTAATTCTAGACTGCGTCAGGCCCGTAAACGATGGAAATGTTAGATGATTTATCGTGTAAACACTGCGGACACAACTGTCATTGCGGTAACGGAGGCTCGTGCAAAATCGAGGATTGTGACTGCAATAACTGCGAACACAACGCTTTGGACGAGTTTTGGAGGAGACTAGATGCCACTGAACAAGAAGGGTAAGAAGATACTGAAGTCCATGAAAAAAACTTATGGTAAAAAGAAAGGAAAAACTGTATTCTATGCTAGCATTAACAAGGGTAAGATCAAAGGCGTGAAAAAGGGTAAGGCAACTTAGTATGGAACATAATAGAAGAGAGCAATTACAAAGACTCAGAGAAAGGTTTGATGGTGCAATGGGACCGCGTCAACCACAAGGTTTCGATTTTAGAATGGTTCCTGAAACTAATTTTGGTTTCCGAGAACGAGATAATTTTCCAAAACCAGCTCCTATGCCAGGCGCTATAGAATATCCAGATTTTTTCTATACTCCTGAAGGAGAATTTATTAATCCAATGGGACCTAGTCGAATTATGGGAGGAACACCAGGCAGAGCGGAAGAAGGTTTTGGAAGAGGTAAAGGCAGAGAAGGAGCATCTATTGCAACGTTGGACTTATCAACGTTGAGTGTTGAAGATTTAATTGATCGTTATGGTATTTCAAGAGAACAAGCAGAAAAAATTGTAGAGTTTAATAAAAATGAAATGTTAAAAAGAGTGGATAAAGATGATCTTTTGAAAAGATTTGAAGATAGAACTAAAACAAACAAGGGCGAAAAAAATTTACTTGATGTCATATTACCTTTTATAAGTCCAGGAATTGGAACTTCAGGCATAATGAATTTAATGTCAAAAGAACAAATATCAAAAGAAAAAGCAGGCAGAGGTCGACTTCAAGACGGTGGTCGTATTGGTTTTGAATCAGGAACAAGAGACGGTCGTACAGTGGGTATGAGTAAGAACAGAGTCACACAACTTCTTGCTTTGAGAGAAGAGGCCGTGGACAAAAGGGACGACGACAAAATAATCCAGATAGATCAAGAATTATTTTCAATGGGCTATAGATTTCCAAACGCTTTGGGTGGTCGTATTGGTTTTGATAACGGAGGTTTTAGTTTAGGACCAGCTGAAGAAATGGAAATGTTAATGAAAAGACTTATGGATGAAGGCGGCATGTCAAGAGACGATGCAGAAAAAGCAGCAGAGCAAATGTTATTTGGTCCGTCTGCAATGAAGTTAAGAGATTCTAAAAGAGGCATTGGTTCAATGATGGCCGCTGCAGATGATGAAGACGAGTACAAATCACCTCCATTTATTGATGATCCAGAAGGAAGAATGGACACGGATGAGTTTGAAGCAATTAGACAAATCTTAGAGTCTGGTCGATTAACTCAGTTAGATGATGATGAGTTGTTTAGAATGTATGATTCATTATTAGAGTCAGAGGCAGGATCAAAATTATTAGATGAATATAACATTAATAGTTTTGAAGAGTACAAAGAATTTATCAGTCGCACAAAAAGAAGACCCGAGGGCATCGAAAATATAATGCCAACAATGGTGGCATAACATGGCCATCGATAGAGACATGCCGCTCAAAGAACAAATGAAGTTTGATATCAGAGCACAAGAAGTAGACATTATGGAAGGCGATCCGCAACTTGATGCTGATGGCGGCGCAACAATAAACTTTGGCTCACCTCAACCAATGATGGGCGGACACAACGAAAACTTAGCTGAGAACATGAACGATGGCGATCTTGAAATGATTGCAAGAGAGTTGTCCGATGCGTACGACGGTGACAAAGAGTCAAGAAGTGATTGGTCATCAACTTATGCAGAGGGACTAGAACTTTTAGGTATGCAGTATGAAGATCGAACAAATCCTTTTCCTGGTGCATCTGGTGTATCTCACCCATTGCTTGCAGAATCAGTTACACAGTTTCAAGCACAGTCTTATAAGGAATTATTTCCTGCAGGAGGCCCTGTAAAAACACAAATCATGGGCGCTCTTAACCCACAGGTTGAAGCACAATCACAACGTGTAAAAGAGTTTATGAATTTCCAACTTACCCACGTCATGGAGGAATACGAACCCGAACTAGATCAAATGCTTTTTCACCTCCCCCTATCTGGTTCGGCGTTTCGTAAACTATATTTTGATAACACTTTAGGCAGGCCTGTTTCTAAGTTTGTCTCGTCAGAAGACTTGGTTGTGCCATACGAAGCAACAGATTTGCACACATGTTCTAGAATTACACATGTTGTGAAGATGATGTCAAACGATCTGCGTAAGTTTCAGGTGTCAGGGTTCTATCGTGACATTCCTGTAGGCGAGCCATCTGAAGGTGACCCAAGCGAGGTGCAAGATAAAATTGACGAGCTAGATGGTAAACAAAAAACATACACCAAAGACGATGTGTATACACTGCTTGAGATGCACGTAGATTTGGACTTGCCGGGATACGAGGATGCCAATGAGGCAGGCGAAGAGACTGGAATTCGTCTACCATACATTGTAACTATAGAGGAGAACTCAAATCAAATATTATCAATAAGAAGAAACTGGAATGAGACTGATCCACTTAAAATTAAAAAACAATATTTCGTTCATTACAAGTTTTTGCCAGCTTTTTCT